GTGTAGCTAAAGCAATTAAAAAAGATTTTGCTAGAGTTGCTAAAGAACATAATATAAAAAGAGTTCAAACTGCAATTAGAAAAGATTTTGCTCAAGGTAAAAGATTTGCAGAGTGGTTAGGTTTGGAGAACGAAGGTTTAATGAGAAAATTTGGTTTTGATGGTTCTGATCAATATATGTATGCGAGGATATTCTAATGGGTTTTGTATTTGATATACAAGCAGCAAAACAACAATCTGCACTTGGTAAATATAATCAACAAGTTGCTAATAGAAATGCTGTTGTAAAAGAACAAGAAGCTGAAGCAATAAAAAAACAAACTGAATTTGACATTGTTAAATTTGATCAACAATTTGAACAACTAACAGGAGAAACAAAAGTAGCTACATTAAAATCTGGTGTAGAATTGTCTGGAAGTGCTTTAAATATTTTAAGATATAATGCTGAACAAGCAGAAATACAAAAAGATGTAATGGAATATAATTCTCAAGTTGCTCAATCACAAAAAATAGAACAAGCAAACTTTGCAAGAATACAAGGAGTAATTGCTAAAAGAGAAGGTAGAATTGCTGCACTTGGTTCTTATGCTAGAGCTGGAGAAAGTTTATTAAGAACAGGACAAGCTACAGGGATGATAGGTGGTTGATAAATATTATGAGAAATTATAAATCAGAATATGCTAATTACCACTCTACAACAAAACAAAAAAAAGATAGAGCTGGTAGAAATGGTGCAAGAAGAATTATGAAAAAAAAATATGGTAACAGTATATTAGGTAGAGATGTGGATCACAAGGATAGAAACCCAAGAAACAATAGTAAAGGTAATTTAAGACTACAATCTAAATCTTCTAATAGATCAAGGAATAAATAATGCCTAAAATACCTACATTTAGATCCGAAGCTAGACCTACAGCACAAGCTGCTAGTGTTGTGTCTAATATTAAAATACCTTTAAGTCAAACTGTTGGAGCAGCATTAAGACCATTAGGTAAAGCTGCTGAAGATTATTATATAAAAGAAAAAGAAATTGAAACTAAAGTACAAGCTGGTGAATTAAATGCAGATGCAACTGTTGAGGTTTTTAATGCAGCTGAAGAAGCAGAATTAAAAAATACACCACAAGAAGGTATAGATTATTTTAATCAAAAATTTGAATCTATACAAAATAAATATAAAGCAAAAGCACCCAATAGAAATGCAGGAGATCTTTTTAGTATCAATTTCTCTTCAAACAAAAGTGTTTATGTTAATAATATTTTAAAAAAAACAAGAGACAATTTAGTTACTACTAGAGTTACTCAAGTAGATCAAAAAGTAAAATCAAAAATAGCGGCAGCTATTTCTTCTGGAAGTAAATTTGAATTTGATATTTTAGCTAAATCTGTAGAAGAAGATTATCAAGGTTTAGTTGATGATGGAATTATTGGTACAAAAGACCTTAAACTTTATAGAGAAAAATTACCATCTCTTATTGAAACACAAATGGTTAAAAAAATTGCTATTGATAATGCTTTTGGAGCATTAACTTTATTAGGTGATGATAAAAATTATCCAAATATTAAAGGAGAAGCAAGAGAAGATTTAAGAAAAGAATTAAGACAAATAGCAACCTTTCAAGGTAAAGTTGTAGAATTTGCAACCAATACACAATTAACAAAATCTAAAAAAAAAGTTGTAGCAGCTTTAAGAGGTGCTGAAGCTGATAAATATTTTGGAATAAATCCAGATCAAATTAATGAATATTATACAGGTAATAAAGAATATGATGATCAAATTAATAATTTAAATAATAAAGTTATTAATAATGAAATAAGTTTAGATAATAACTATTTAGTAAATGATAAAATTATTAATAAAATTTTAAATAATGAAATAAAAAATCCATTTCAAAAATTTAGATTATCAGGAGAAAAAGATGCAAAAAGTATTACTGAAAGAGTTGGAGATGGTTCTGTTAATTTAAATGATGATAATTTTTTTAATAATATTTTTGAAGCACAACAAAATCCAGAGTTAAATAAAACTAATAAACAATTTTTTAATTTTATAGATAAGGTTGTTCCTTTAATTGAAGGATCAACAACTTCAAAATATTTTGATAAGAATTATAATAATAGATTAAGCTCTTTTAGACAAGATATGTATAGCAGATTTGTTGAAGGATTAAAACAAAATATACCAGTAGCAAAATTATTAGATTCATTATCTGATAATTATATTGCTAAAGATATATTAGATTATGCTCCAACTAAATCACAAGTAAGAAATGCTCTTTTAAGTTTTGCTCAAGAACAAGAACCCAAGTTAGTTAATAATAAATTTAAAAGACTTGAAGGAGAAACGCCAAGTCAGTATTTAGAGAGAATACAAAAAATTGATAAGTAAATAATATGAACTTAAATGAGCAGCAAAAATTATTACAAGAAGGTGGATTTACTCAAGCAGAAATAACAGGTTGGAAACAAGATAAAGTAAAACAACTTCAAGAAGGTGGATTCACTACTCAAGAAATTTCTAATGAGTTTAAATTTGAGCCAGATAATAAAGTTATTAAAGATTATGTTAATAAAATAACTAAAGATTATTTAGCACAAGATATAGTTATTCCAGAAGATGAGATGCTATATCAATCAAACTTAAATAGAGGTAAGCCAGTTAAACAAGCTGTAAAAGATATTAAAGAAACTGTAATAGGAAAAAAATTTGATGGAGATTATATAGCTGAACAAATATTAGGAAGCAATCTTTGGAATTTAAGTAAGAGAGCTGCAAAAGGTGAAGGTACTCCAGAAGCATTAAAAATGCCAAAGCCAGATGATTATACTTGGACAGAGGAGTTTCTTTCAACATTAGGCACACTTGCTGTTGATTCTCCTATTTATGCTGGAAGTGCTGTTGTTGGTCTACCAGCAGGTAAATTAGGTGCTGGATTTACAGGAGCAATGATACCCACGACAACTAGAGCAACTTTATTAAAAGTTTTAGAAAATCAAGATGAAGGAAAACCATCTGATGTTATGAAAATATTATTAGAAGAAACTTTAATGGAAGGTGTTAAAGAAGGTGCGAAATTTTCTGCATCCCTTGCCTTACCAATGTTAAAAATTCCGGGTGGTAAAACTTTAGCTTCTAATTACATATCAAGAACTGCAGCTCAAATAACTGGTTATCAAGGTACAGGTTTAATATTAGATGAAGAGATACCAAACAAAGGAGAGTTTGCATCTACTGCTTTATTGTTTTCTATATTTAATATTAGATTGCCAAAAGCTAAAGCACAAAAAAAATCAAAACAAATTTTTATTGATTATGGAAAGAAACCTACAGATGTAGCTTTAGATTTAGCAAAAAATAGAACAGTAAGAGAAGATGTATTATCAAACAATGTAACAGTTAGAGCTTATGAAATAAAAGATGGTAAAAAAATAGAAATACCAAAAGAAGAAATACAAGTTACAACAAAACCAAGATTTGAAGATCCTATTGCAAATAAGGCGGCAGAAAATATTTCTTTTGAAGGAAAACAAATACCAATTACAAAAGAACAAATAGCACAATCTGTAAAAGAAGCAGCCAAAACCACAAAAAGAAAATTTATTATTAAAGCTATAGATAAAAAATATCCTGTACTAGAAGCTCTTAAAGAAGCTAATGTTAAAACTAAAACAGGTATTGAAAAATTAAACGAATACGAATTATTAAGATTACAAGAGGGTATGCAAGGAAGATCAGCACATTTTATTGAATTTGGAACTCTTGATTTTAAAACATTAGCTGAAAATGGACCATCTCTTATGTCTATTGTAAGACCATTTGTAAAAGATAGCAAAACTGAAACAACTTTATTTGGCACATATTTAGTAAATAGACACGCAGTAACTCTTGCTAAAAGAGGTAAAGATACACCTATTGATATTCCTAATGCAGAAATACTTTTAAAAAAATATACAAATAAAAAAGTTAAAGATCCAGATACAGGTAAAATGATTACTTATGAACAAGCCGCTAAAAAAATAGATTCATATCAAGAAGCTGTTTTAAAATATGCTGCAGATGGTGGACTTATAACAAAAGAATCTTTTAATGCGTATAAAGAAATTAATAAAAATTATATGCCAATGGCTGTAGAGCTACCTAGACCCGGAGAATCTGGATTTATTAAAGGATCAAGCAATCCATTTAAAAGATTAAAAGGTCAAAAAAAATATAAAATTATAGATCCATTAGAAAGCATCCTTAAAAACACAGATTATATTGTTAGAATGACAGAGCTTAATAAAACTAAAAATGATTTTATGAATGTAGTTTTAAAGGCTCAAAAAAAAGATCCTTTAGCTTTTGATTGGATTAAAAAGAAAAAAGGAGAATTAAAACCAATTACAGTTCAAAGAAAAGAATTAGAAAAATTCTTTGATAAAGAAACTCTTGATAGACTTTCAGATAAAGGGGTACAAGAACTTGCTATATTTAGACAAGAAGCTGTTTATCCAGATGCTAACTCTATTTCTTTTAGAAATACAAAAACTGGTAAATATGAAGTTTACGAAGTTGGTGAAGATTTAGTTACTGCTTTTAGGGTTATGGATAATCCAAGTATGAATTTTGTAGCAAAATGGCTAACAGCACCAACTAGAACTTTAAGAGCTGGTGCGATTGTAACCCCTAGTTTTGCTTTACCAAACTTTTTTAAAGATACAATGAACGCAACTTTTTTATCTAAAGTAGGATGGATTCCTATTGTAGATTCAATTAGAGGAATATTTCATGTTGTATACAAAGATCCTTTAAAAGCAACAGAAGCCTATAAAAGATATTTAAAAAGTGGTGCAGCATTTAGTACATTAAGATCAGTAGATAGAACTGTGTTTGATAAAGATGCTCATACTTTATTAAACAAAGGTGTTATGAGAAATGAATATAAAATTGGAATAACAAATCCATTAGGACCATTTAGATACCTTACAGATGTTTCAGAAATATCAACTAGAGTTATGATGAGTGAAAAAGTTTATAAAGCAGCAAAGAAAAAAGGTTTATCAGAAAGAGATGCTTTACAAAGAGCTGGTTTTGAAAGTAAAGATTTACTTGATTATACAAGACAAGGAACAGTAGCTGGAAGAATTAATAAGGGAGTTCCATTTTTTACAGCAAGAATAAATGGTGCAGTAAAGGCTTATGAAGCAGGTAGAGATAGACCTAAAAAATTTTTTGCTATGATTGGACTTGCTGTAGTATTACCAACTGTAGGTAATTATATTTCTAATTTAGATGAAAATGGAGAACTTGATAAAGACTATAAAGAACTTCCAGACTATATTAAAAACAATAAATATTATTTTAAAGTAAATGGTGAAGGAAGGTTTTTTCCAAAAGGATTTGAAGTAGGTACTTTTTTTTCTAACCTTACTGAAAAAGTTTTAGATTATTTAAGAACAAATGAAAAACAAGAATTTATGAGTTATGTAAAAGATTTTGCTAAAGAACACGTAAAAGGATATGCACCTATTCCAACTTTTTTAAGACCTCATATAGAAAATTTATTTGACTATAGTATATTTAGAGAAGCTCCAATACTACCTGCAGATGCTCCAAAAGATATGCTTCACTCTTATTATTCAACAGAGTATACAAATCCAACTATAAAAGCATTAGCAGAAAATTTAACAATCATTGTTGGAGCAGATAACTATTTTGCAAATCCAATATATTTAGAAAATATATATGATTCTTATACTGGTGGTGTTGGTATGATGGCTAAAGATGCTATTAATGCTATAGCAATTAAAGGTGGTATTATAGATGACCCAATTAGACCTGCTGATCCATTAACAAAAATACCGGGTATTAGAGTATTTCAAGCTAAAGATGTTTATGGTTATTCTAATTCAATACAACAATTTTATAATAAAACAAAAGATTATAAAACCATAATGAATACAGTAGATTATTTGCTTAAAACTGGAAATACCGAAGGATATTTAAAAGAAATACAAAAAGTTGATTTTGATATAGAAGCGGTTATAGAGATAGAAAAAGGTATGAAACAAGTATCAAAAGATATAAAAGTTATATATAATGCTAAAATGAAAGATGATGGTACATTATTTACTCCAGAAGAAAAAAGAGATTTAATAGATGATCTTTATAAGGTAAGAATTGGTTTGGCTCAAAAAGCATTACAAATTATTAAAGATGTTGAACAACAAAAGAAATAGTATATAGGTAAAACAATATGACAGTATCAAGCACAACAGTAAAAAATTCCTACTCCGGTAATGGCAGTACAACCGAGTTTGCCTATGGATATAAAATATTTGCTGACACAGATTTACAGGTAATTATTAGAGTTAATAGCACAGGTGTTGAAACTGTTAAAACTTTAACTACACATTATACAGTAGCTGGTGCAGGTGATGCTAGTGGAGGTTCAATTACTTTCACATCTGGTAACACTCCTGCTTCTGGTGAAACAGTTGTAATAATTAGAGAAGTTCCGCAA